AAGTCGACCACCACGCCGCCATACCCGTCATCACCCTCGACCTCGGCCTCAAAGCCGATGCGCTCACTGAGCGACCCCGCTCCGGATCTCTTGCGTTTTGGCATTCGGTCGATCCTTGGTGGGTTCTGCAGCCTTGGCCGCTATCGCAGCGTCGGCGCAATCGCGCGTGACGTTGTAGATGCCTGACTCATAGGCAATGGTGAAGCCTGGCTGACGCCAGTCAAATGGTGCATGGAAACGTATCCACATAGTCTTCCACCGGTGTTCGCCATACGCGCCATGGTGCGAGCAGCATGCGCACGGCGCGTGGGAGTACCGCATCGCCTGTGGCTTTAGGATCTGGTTCGCGAACCTCATAAAGGTCGCCGGTTACAAGCAGAATTGCCGACACAATAGCTGGCGTGGCTGCGATGCCATCAGTTGCGACGGGCGTCTCACCCGCGGCAACAACCTCTCGGTCCAGATATTCCGTGATAATGCTCTCTGCGGCGTCGCGGTAAATGCCAATCTCCGCGTCTTCGTCGTCGTGCCAGACGCGGAGGTGTTTTTTGATCGTGTCGAGTTCGACGATCGGCATGTCTCAACCCTTACTGCGGGTCGGAGCCCGCCTTCTCATCAACAAGCTCAACCAGGTCGTTGGCTTTCAGGTCGGCGTAGCGCTGACGGCTGACGCGGAACGGCTCGGAGCGCGGGCCTTTGTCACCCTCGACGCCTTCAAAGCTGCGAATGGCCTGCACCAGAACGGTGTTGGCGTCTTCGGCTTTCGCTGGCTTCTCGTCGGAGTTGGCCGGCTCGGCGGTCTTCTCTTCAGCCGCTTCAACCTTCGAATCGGCGTCTTTTTCTTCGACCACTACCGGCTTCTGGTCTTCCTTGACCTCAACCTTTTCGTCTTTCTTGGCAGCCATTGATTAGCCCTCCAGAGTTGCGAGAGTCGCGGTCGTGCCGGTTGCAAACACGCGTCGTACCTGATGCGGAATGATCAGGCCGACTGTTGCGCCGGTGATGGTGATCGTGTCGGCATCGGCGTTCTGCGACGGAATGTACTTGACGTTGCCAGCAGCCACGACAACCAGACCAGCGGCGTAGCTCGTGAGATCGACAGTATCGGAAGGTACAACGACCACGCCCTTGGGGTGGCGAGCGGCCTTGCGACGGCCGGCGGTGTAAGGATTACCGGTAGACGGATCTTTTGTTTTGTCGTAGGGCATTAGCCCCTCCTTATCTGAAAGGAATGGGCGCCGAAGCGCCCATAATGGGTTAAGCCGATACGGCGCCGGTCACGAATGCTTCTGGACGATACACCGCCAGCCCGAGGCGCTCTTCAGCGCGGATCGAAACCATGTTCTTCTCGAAGTCGTCGACGTTCTCAGTCGACAGAAGGACTTCGATTTCCATGCGGTCGAAGATCTGAGCAGCCATAGAGAAGGCGCCTGTGAGGAAGGTTCCGAGTGTCTGCGACTGAGTCTCAACGACAGGAAGGTTCCACAGCGTCGGCTGAATACCGCCCTGCGGGTTCGCAATGATGTAGCGACCTTCGTTGTCCTTGGTCAGCTCGATTGCTGCCCAGTCAACAGGGTTGAGAACAAAGCCGGTGGCAGGATATTCCGCCAGAACGACCTGCAGGATAGCAAGACGGAGGCGGTCGATAGGCGTTGCGTCCTGCGGAACGAATGCCGGCGCGAATGCAGTTGCCTGCGGCTGGACGCCTAGGATGTTCTGACCAGTACCATCGCCCTTCAGAAGCTGCGCTTCTTCCTTGAACTGCAGACCGTAGCGAGCGCGACCGTCGATGTAGCTCTTCAGGCCTACTGCGTCGTCGAGGATCTGACGCGAAGCCTTGAACAGATGCGCGATCGTGCGAACAGGCGCGTTCGCCATGTTGAAGGTCAGTTCAGAATACGGCTTTGCAGTCGTTTCTGCGACCGGCGCAGCGTTGTTCGTGTAGCCCGTCTCCTTGACGTACTCGATGTTGTTCGAACTGGTCTGGCCAGGCATCAGAAGATCGCGGATCGTCATGCGGCGGTTCGGAGGAGCGATAATGCCCGGAACGCGCTGGCCTGGGATAAGCGAAGTGCCGGCAGAGCGACCTGCACCAACAGTGCCGTCGGCAGTCGTCAGAGCGGCGCGCTCAGCCTGAACGCGGACAGCACCGCGGATGGCACCGTTGAAGTCTTTGGTCTTGGCAGCTTCGACAACCATGTCGCCGAGCGACTTGTGTTCGTCTTCGCCGTTTTCACGCTCACGTGCAGCGCGCTTTTCCATGTCGGAAAGGCGGGTAGAGACGTCGCCGAGTTCGGAAAGAGCTTTGTCGGTCTTTTCCTTCAGCTCAGCGGATACCTGACCATTCGCGGAAAGCTTCGAGGTGAATTCGGTCGCGAGATTTCCTACCTGCTCCTTGATGGACGCAAGCGAAGTACCGAGCTCGCCGATCTTTTCGGCAAGTTGATTATCAGCCATGTGTGGCTCCTTATTGAATGAGGGGTGATTTTGCTTCGGCTAGAAGCCGGTCTAGGGCTGCCAAAGCAGCAGCATCCGTCTCGACATCAGGAGCCCCCTGACCATCTTTGAGGTAGAGCCGAGCGGCCCGCTCTGCCTCAGAGCCCGACAACCCCATCAGTCCCCTGATGCCGTTTTCGAACTCGCGTTTTGTGATTTGTTCGCCGGCCGTCATCTTTGCGACCAGCGTTTGTGCGGCCTCAGCCTTTGCGGCGTTCGCAGCCTTGATGCGCTTTACCGGTGCAGGCTCTGCGTCCGCGCCGTAGCGGGCCAAGGTCTCGTCAAGCGTGGCAACCCGGTCGACCATGCCACGGTCCATCAAGGCTTCCGCGTAGAACACGCGCCCCTGGCCGTATCCGTCCTCAACTTTGCTGACCGTCACACCGCGCCCTTCAGCAATAGCTGCGAGAAAGCGGTTGTATGACCGGTTCACGCCGTCTTGCACATGCGCCAGCGTGTCCTTGCTCATGGGCTCGGTTTCGTTGCCCTCGACCTTGTGCTTGCCAGCAGAAATGTACGTGCGCTTGATGCCTCGCTGCTCAAGAGCTGCGGACAGATCATCATGGGCGGTGTACACGCCGATTGAGCCCGCGCGACCAGAAGGCGTAACGACGATTTCGTCGGTCGACGCCGCGATCCAATAAGCCGCGCTTGCGGCCAGGCTGTTCACCTGCGCAATGATGGGCTTGTCGCCGCCCCGCAGCTTCCGGATCTCTGTTGCAAGCTCATCAGTGCCGGGCACAGTGCCGCCAGGGCTGTCGATATCGAGCACAACGGCCTTGATCTCTTCGTTCGAAAGCGCCGAATACAGCGCTTTCTTGATGCCAGCATAGGACGTGCCGCCGCTCATCGCGGAAAACAGGTCCATTTTGTTCGCCAGCACCCCGTAAACTGGGATAACAGCAACGCTACCGGTCATTTCGGCGATTTCCTTGGCTCGCGCATCGTCGATTGACGCGGCGAACTCCGACGAAAACAGCTTCTCGCCCTCGGCTCGCGCGACCAAAACGTCAGCCAAAACGCCCAGTTTTTCGCGCTGAATAGCCCAAGGTTCGGCCAAAAAGGCCGAAATCAGGTGTTCAAATTTCATGATTTTCCCTTATGCAGCGCGTGCTGCTGGCGTTTGTGGCGCGTTATCGTTGGCCTGACCGACCTTATCGAGCGGGGTCATGGTGCCGTTGACAATTGCCTTCTCGCCGCCGTCGACTGGAGCCTTGTTCTCGTAGGAACGGGCCTCGTTTGGTGTGTAGATGCCGTTTGTGACCATCTTCGACAGGAATTCTGCCCTCGCCGTGCTGTCACCGCGAAGCAGGCCTTCCATGTTGAACTTTACGATGGTGGTTTCGCGCGTTTTTTCGTCGAGGAGGTCGCGATAGACGGCAGATTCAATGCTTTTGACGAGAGGACCAAGGCACGTCTTGATGAACTGCAGAATCAGCTGTTCGATGCCGGTGCCCCAGGTCGTCGTGCCATTAGAAGCGTGGCCTATCATCACCGGTGGGACACCGAAGATGCGGCAAATCTGCTCTACGTTAAACTGGCGCACTTCAAGCATCTGCGCGTCTTTTGGGTTGATTGTCAGCTGCTGGTATTTCAGGCCAGCTTCAAGAACCGCGATCTTGCCAGCCTTATCTGATCCGGCAAACTGCCCGAGGATCTGTCCAAGCTGGTCACGCTGCTCCTTCTTGAGGATCTGGTCGGAAGACAGAACGCCCGCGACTTGCATGCCATTGGCAAACATCTTGCCGGCGGTTTTTTCACCCGCCAGCGCATTGCCGACCGTATTGCGAACAACGCCG